TTTAGAACTGATGTCAGAAGCACAGCAGCAGATATGCAAAGCAAAATTGATGCTTGTACCACAGTTGATGAGTTAGCAGCTTTGTATGAATACAACGATGCAACTCCACCAGTTCGACCATTAGGTGAATGGCCAACTCCACCAGAGGAGTAAAACATGGCGTTATTGCCTGTAACACCTCCACCAGGAATCGTAACCAACGGAACTGATTACTCAAACAAAGGACGTTGGGTAGACAGCGATCTTATTCGTTTCCAAAATGGTTCACTCAAGCCTATCGGTGGTTGGGAAAAACTAAAAGACACAGCTCTTACTGGCACTCCAACAGGGATGTATGCCTATAAAACAAATGCGGGTAAAAGAGTTTTAGCGGTTGGTACAAGACAAAAGATTTATGTTTTATTTGATGATACTTGGTATGACATTACACCATCAGGTTTTGTAACTGACGCATCAGAGGATGCACTAGGTTTCGGTGCATATCAATATGGCAAAGAAGATTACGGAGATGCAAGAAGTCAATCAGGTTTATTCTTTGATTCTCAGTCTTGGTCTTTTGATAACTTTGGTGAACACTTACTCTTTTGCTGTGCAAGTGATGGCAAGATCTATAAATGGAGGCCAGACTCAGGTTCAGGCTCACCCGATGCAACAGGTATTGTTCTAACTAATGCTCCAATTAATTGTGCTGGTGTATTGGTTAGTAATGAACGACACGTTATCGCATTAGGTGCAAGTGGCGATCCAAGAAAGATTGCTTGGTCATCAAGAGAAACTACTACAACATGGACAGCAGCATCTACTAATACTGCTGGTGATTTACAAATACCAACAGGCGGTAAAATCCTAAGTGGTATTAAATGGCAAACAGACATCGTAATCTTTACCGATACAGGTATTGCTAGAGTCTATTACGCTGGATCACCTTTTATTTATGGTATTCAAGATGCTGGAACAAACTGTCGAGTTACAGGCCCAAGAACAGTTGTTTCGGCTGGTAACTTCTTGGCATGGATGGGTGAAAACGCTTTCTTTATTTACGATGGTAATGTCAGAGAGATCCCATGCGAAACCCATGACTTTGTGTATGACAATTTACAATATAACTTTCGTAGGGTTTCATGTGGTGGACATAACTCAAACTTTAATGAAATTTGGTGGTTCTTTCCTACTTCGTTTTCAACGCCTAGTAAATATGTTATATGGAACTACGCAGAAAGTACTTGGTCTATAGGATCTATGGACAGAGGTTGTTGGATTGACCAAGGCGTGTTTGACTTTCCGATTGCTTGTGATGCTGATGGTTTTGTGTATCAGCATGAAAGTACAACACTAAGCAACTCAACAAACATTGGTTCTGCTGTTCCGTTTGCAAAGAGTGGGCCAATAGAAATAGGCAATGGCGATAACTATGTGCAATGTAATCAGATTATTCCTGATGAAGAAGCCAATACATTGCCTGGTGTAACGATTAGTTTCAAAGGTCGATTTACTCCATTGGGAGCTGAACAAGACTTTGGATCATTTACTTTTGAAAGTGATGGCTACACAGACGCAAGATTTACAGGTAGACAAGTATCTATGACAGTTACAGGAACTACCACACAAGATTTTAAAGTTGGTAATATAAGACTTAATTTACGCAACAGAGGGCGTAGGTAATGGCAAGACGAGCCTTAACCAAGCCTGGTGAAAATTATGATGCTTCATACCAAAGCTATCTGGTAACAGAAATAGAATACCGAGATGGTTTAGCTTTTAAAAAAGGCGAACGCATTGAAGCCAATGGTGGCGATCAAACAGAAGTCGTCTTAGTGAGTCCAAATGGAACTAAGTATAAAATCACAGTCGACAATAGCGGAAACCTCTCTACCACCCAAGTTGCGTAAGGAAGACTGGGAAGTAGAGTTTGATAGGCTTGAGCCACATATTATTAGTGCATTAAAGTATCAAGATAGGTATAATCTAAGTGATATTAAAGAAAAAATCAGACAAGGACTTTTTCACATTTGGTCTGGTAAAGATGCTTTTTATGTATCTAGCTTTGGTGAATTTCCTAAATATAGAGTTTTAAACTTATTTCTATGTGGCGGAGACTACAACGAACTAGAAGAAATGCTTAAAAGCATAGAGCTATTTGCAAAAGAACATGAGTGCAAGTACCTTACTGGCGGTGGTCGTAAGGGTTGGCTAAGAAAACTACAACATCTTGGCTTTGAACAAGAATATATGGTCAAGAAGGAATTATAATTATGGGTTTAGAAACAATTATACCAGCAGCAGTAGGTTTATATGGCGCATCAAAAGGTAGTGGCGATAAACAAACTGTTACTAATCAAGTTGATCCAGCAACACAAGCTCGATACGATGACTTATACAATAGAGCTAAGGGCATAGCAGGACAGCCTTTTGTACCCTATACAGGTGCAAGAGTAGCAGGATTTAATCCTGATCAATTACAAGGTTTTGACGCAACAAGAAGTTCGTTTCAAGATTCTATGTCTTATAACCCAAGAGGGTTATTATCTGACATGGGTACACAACCATTAAACATTCAATCATTTCAAAATCCTTACAACACACAAGTCATTGACCAATCATTATCTGATTTAGACAGAGCAAGACAAATTAGATTACAAAGCGATCAAGACCGAGCTATCGGTGCTGGTGCATTTGGTGGATCTCGTTCTGCTTTATTAGAGGCTGAAACAAATAGAAACTTTGCTGATGCAGCAGCTAGAACATCAAGCAATCTTAGACAGTCTGGTTATAACAACTCTCTTAACGCAGCCATGCAAGACAGAAACTTTAGAAGTGGCATACAATCAGGATTACTAGGCGATCAATACAGAAACCTTGGTTTCTTATCTGGTATCGGCTCTCAACAACAAGGACTACAACAAGCAGGAATGGATGCTGGTTACAACGAGTTTATGCGAGCATTAGGTTATGGGCCTCAACAACTTGGTTTATTGCAAGGAGCTGTCTTTGGTATGACTCCAGGTGAGATTCAAGGCACATCAAATAAACAAGGTATGCTTGGTAGAATTGGTGATGGGTTAGAATTATACAATACTGTTAAAGGATTTTTTTAATAGGTAAACAATGGCAATAAATAATAATATCCCAAACTTATTTCAACCTAGAGTTCCAGGTACAGCGTCTATGCCTATAACATACGACAGTACTCCAAATTTGTTCAACATCGATCAAGATCAAATTCAACAAGCTATTAATCAAAACAATCAAAACAAGATTAATGAAGAACAAGAACGAAGAAAAAGAGCAGACCAAAGTATGAAGTTACAAAACTTAGCTGATACTTTTCGCATGATTAATGCAAACAAGTCAGGCAATGTAGGTGCTGGTAATGTTATCGCTAACAGAATGGCTCAACGAAAAGCATTGTTTGAACAAAAACAGAAACGAGAAGAGTTTAAAAAAAATAACCCAGGCATGGTTGATATGTTAAACGCATTAGAAGCTGGTGTTCCAGCAACACTATTAAGTAATAAAGACTCTTCTCCATCATCTATTAAAGAGTTTCAATATTCACTAAAAAATCCAGAGTTTGCGGAATTTTTAGATTCTAAAAAAGCAACAACAAACATTAATACAGGCATAAGTGGTTTCCAAAAATCTGCTGTTGAAAATTATAATGATGTTCAAGCTGCAGCAAAAGACGCAAGAGTTATTAATACCAGTTTAGATACGCTTGATAATTTATTACAACAAGGTGTTGAGACAGGTTTTGGTGCAGGTTTTGGTCTTGGCTTACAAAGAGTTGGGCAAACTTTATTTGGTGAAGATTATAAAGTTGCAGAAATTGCTGGAAGAGAAGTTTTTGTAGCAGAAACAACTAAACTTATTTTACCTCTTGTTAAACAACTTGGTGTAAACCCAACCGACAAAGACTTAGACTTTGTTAAAACAGGTGCAATCGAGTTAAGCAAATCTGAAGCTGGTAACAAAATAATGATAACTGCTTTAAGACTTTCACAAAACAGAAAAATAGATGAAGCTAATTTTGATGATCAATTTTATTTAGATAATCCAAGCGCATCAATTCAGCAAAGAAACATTGCATTTAAAAAACACATGAATGACAACCCTGAACTATATACATCAACGAGCTTACAACAAGCCTACGATGAATTACTTTTAAATCAATCTGGTGGTGAAATTATACCAACTGGCGAAAATAGTCCTTTTTAATGAAATACGAAATAGGAAAAGTCTATACCTTTAGCAATAAAGAGGGTTCATATCTTTACAAAGGTGGAGATCCATCTAGTCAAGATAGTTGGAAAGCAAACATTTTATCAGGGCCAGTTGCTAGTACACTTGGCGGTACAACTTTTCAATACCAAGACGAAATACTAGGTGGTTTAAGAGGTGCGGTAGATCCAAACCTTACAATGAAAGAAGGTATAGAGCTAGAAAGAAGAGCTTTAGAAAAATATCAAAAAGAAAATCCAATACAATCTCTCGGATATGAAATGGGTGGAGCTGTATTACCAGCCATTGCAACTTTTGGTGCTTCAACACCATTATCTACTGCTAAAGTTGGAACAACTGCATTAAAAGCAGCAGGATCAGGCTTTGCTTATGGAACTGGTGCTGGAGAGGGATTGCAAGACAAACTAACACAAGGAGCTGTTACAGCTCCTTTTTCTGGAATAGCAGGTGCAGCAACTACAGTTCTTGCCAAGCCAGTAGCAAAAATTGGTAAAACGATAAAAGAAGCATTTACATCGCCAGCTAAAAAAGGACAAGCTGAAGCAGTTAAGTTGGTTAAACAAGCAATAGAATATGACAAAACAGACATAAATTCAGCGATTAAATACATATTAGATAGATCAGACAAACAGTATTCTTTAGCTGATATTGGCCCTAACTCAAGAGCTTACCTAGATGCAGTAAACGTATTGCCTGGGCCAGGCAAAACAACAGCGTTTGATTTTTTAACAAAAAGAAACTCAGGAACTTTAAATAGAATTAAAAGCGATCTTACCGATGCTTTTGGTGAACAAGGATCGTTCTTTGACACTTACAAAGCGATTGAGTCTGTGAGAAAAGCATCTGGTACAAAAATGTATAACAAAGCATTTGAAACAAAAGTACCAGCAACAGATGAACTTACATCTTTATTAAGAACAGACGTAATGCAAGAGGCTTTGGGCAAGGCTTACAAAATAGCAAACGCACAAAAAATTAAATTACCAAATTTAAAAATTGTTAATGGAAAACTTCTTACTGACAAAAATCAATTAGTAACAGACATAGATACTAAGTTTCTTCATTACATGAAACTTGGTTTAGATGACACTATCTATACATCTAAATTACCAACAAGCGGTGTTGGTAAAACTTTGCTTAGAGCTAATACGCAAATTAAAAATGAATTTTTAGATTATTTAGATTCTAACAATCCTTCATACAAAGCTGCTAGAAATCAATGGGCGGAAAAATCTGCAATATTAGATGCTATGGATATGGGAAGAAATATACTTAAACCAAGTACAAACATAGATGAGTTAGCTGAAGAAGTTGCAAAGATGGCTCAGTCTGAAAAATTAGCATTTAGAAATGGTGTAATGAATACAATAATTGATCAAATGGAGTCATCTGTTTTTGATCCTGTTTCTGGCAGAGGTTCTAATTTGGCTTTTAATATTATTAAAAAACCAAAAAACGTAAAATTATTAAGATTAACTTTTCCTGAAACTCCACAAGGACAAAAAACATTTGATAAATTTATACGAAACTTAAGTGATGAGGTTGAAATTAAATCTACTTCAAATCAAGTTATTGGTAACAGCGCAACTATGGGTAGATCTGAAGCAGTATCTCAAATAAAAAATACTATTGCTCCAGGTGATTTTCAAAATTTAAGTCCAGTTGGAATAATATATGGTTTGTTTAAATCTGATTTTGCAGAACTTTCAGAGGAAGCACAAATTGCAGCATCAAACAAACTTGCACAAATGCTTACTGAAACTAATCCAAAAGCCTTAGAACAAATTAGAAAAGAAGTTGCAGAAAAAGGTTTTGCTAAAAACATATTACAAAAATATATACCAAACTTAGGAACAGCTATTGGGAGAACTATTGTTGATCCTAATGTAGTAGGTATTGGAACAGCATCAACTATTCAACCTTTGGCTCAAGGCGTTTCACAAGCATCAAATAAATATATAGAACCTGTCGGTGGTTTACTGAATCAATAAACCATGTCCAGAAAAACGGAAAGGATTGGTCGTAGTGGCGAGTTCTTGACCGCCTCAGTTCTAGCCAAAGTATCTGATACAGTTACA